CTGTTCCGGCTACCCCAGTTTGACCGTGCATAATCGATGGAAGGCCCGTCTCTTCGTCTGCAAGTTGACGACTAATCTGATACATCTGAATATTTTCAGGTGCGGTGTTAGGAAACTTTAGTCCGTTGACTGCGGTTCCTGTTACGCCAGACTGACGGCGGAATATCTTTCCGGGGAAGATATCCATATTCTGTCCGGGAACCAAGCTTGCTTCGTCTACATCGAATACCAAGTTACCGGCAAGAGCGAGGTTATCGATTGCCATCCGAACGTGACCGTTCATCAGCATCTGTGCATCTTCCATATTTTCCGCTACACCAACACCCCACATCTGATATGGGTTGATTTCGTATGGAAATACTTGGTATGGAATACGTGCCGGTGTAAAAGGATTTAAAACACAACGAATAACTTCGTTACCACAAACCCACACGTTTACCTGCACCTGATCTATTGGACCCATTGTCTGAGGTACATCTAAGCCAGCTTGACTTGCAAACTCAGCATCGAGAACACCCCAATACTCAAACACTTCGAATCTAGTCTCATTATAATACGCTTCGGTTTCATCTTCACGAATAGTATCTTCGAAATACTTGTCTGTGTAGTTGGAGCCTTTTGCAATTACATCTTCAATCTTGTCCTTAAAAAAGTAAGGACTGCTGATTAGATTACGAAGCTGTTGCTTGTTCATTCGATGGCGTTGAATTACGTACTCACAATCATCGATGCTAGTTGCAGACGGATCAGGATAAAAATCCCACGCAGATACGTTTTCAATTCGAGGAACAGTCTTTTCGTAAGGAGCATACATTCGCCCTTCCGGTGTAGTTTCCCACTTATGAACACGCTTGTAAAAGTTAAACGGTCCTTTAATAATCCCCGTACCTAACAAAGCTGCTTCGAATATACTGCTGCGGAACTGATTTACAGCACTTGTATCAAGTAGCTGATCGTGAATAACCTTTTCCATCTTTAAGGCAGCACGTTGAGCAGGAGAAATTTGTGGCTCTCCCATGAGTGCTGGTCCGGGACGAAGCGGAGCATTCTCGTATCTGCTTTTAGTGCCACCTAAGTAATCCATAGACGGGCTTGTTGCCGTAGCACCCGGTTCTAAGTTTCGACCGTCTCCCGGAAAACCGTAAGGATCTTCCTGCTGAATAACATCGTCTAGGGGGGTTTCCAAATGAGCAAACTCCGCAATTCCTTCAGGAACCGGAGTGGACTCAACAACTAATGGAAATTTCTTATTAGCAAAAAGGATATCAATGATCTGTCCGTACGCAGCAAGAACCTTTGTTTTGGTGATCTTGATAAATACTTTGGATCTTTCGGAGTCCCGATATTGTGTGGTGGAATCGTAGATACCACGAAAGTTTTTGTACGCCTTCAACCAACGCTGCTCGTAAGCATAGCGTCCGTTTTCAGCATCTTCAAACTTTTTGTTAATAAGCCCTACAAGTCCCGGAAGCTGATCTTCAGCATCATTAACCGCTACTTGTGTATCATCAGGTGGCTGGAGAAAATTTTCAGACATTTGATTTTAGTAGTCGCGCTCTTCAGCCATTTTCATAACTGATGGGTCAACGGCTTTCTTGGTCATCTTCTTTGGCATGTCTTCGGTGAGTACACCTTGCTTTGCCATAGTGTCAAACTCAAGACCTTCCCGATATAGTTTATTGCATCCGCCCATATCATCAACGCTAGTTTTGTCGCTGTTCATGATGTACGATGCACCCATATTCATGTTCATGGTTAGTCTCCCAGTTTATGGTGTGTAAGAAATGAAGCCGGTTGCTTCTTTGCCTTCACGAGCGGCTCCTCTCGCTTGGCGTAGTCTTTCTGGATTAGAAAGAAAAGAGGTAGGTACGTTTTGTACGGCATCTGGTACACGTACCGGTTCTGTAATTTGTGGTTGTGTGGCAGGAGCAGCAGCAGGGGCCTGATTGAATAACTCTGGTTGATCTGCCATCACTCGTTCAATAGGACGGGCTGAACCGGGATCAGGAGCAGGAGAGGCCATAGACTGTCCTGCTGCAATCACGTCGCTAGGGGCGACTGGAAGAAACTCTGTGGCTCCTGCTGCAACTCCTATTGGACCAGCTACAGAACTAGGAAGTCCCAATGCTTCTGCTTGCTGCGTAACTGCGCTACGAGTCTGTTCTGCAGCTATAGCAGAACCCACATAAGGGATTGTTGCAATACCCTTCTTAACGGGTCCGGGTAGCTTCTTGTAGGTGTTCTTAATGAAATCGAGTGTCGAAGAATACTGCTTAACCCTGTCGGCTTCCTGCTGTGCAGCTTTACCTGCCGCTACTTCCGCCGTTGCCTCTTTTATCTTCAGGTTAGCTTCGGCTACCTCTGTGGCACGTGCTCCGCGCCGGATAACTACGTCGTCTGCACGATCCCCTGTTTCCTGTGCAACTAGTCTAGCTTGCTCTGTTGCCTGTGCAGTCTTTGCTGCGCGGAACTCTTCGCCTTGTGCAATCTCTTCTGGAGTAGCAGCAGTCGGTTGAACCGATGCTTGCGACGGAGTTGCCATCGCATTGATTTCAGGATATTGTGCGTTGAACTCTGGTGTAAAGTCTAAGCGAAGGGCTTCGCCTAATCCTTTTGCATCTGTGGCACCGACAGCATCTGCCATCATCTTTTCGTAGGCTACTAAGATTTCACCACGTTGTTTTAAGCCACTTATATCTTCTACATCAGTATAGTAGCCTGTCATGATTTTGTCAAGTAAACTTTCATCACTACCTTTATGGCTGATAATTTCACTTGCAAGATCGGGACGACCAAGTTGGTTAGCAATTGCGGATGCAGTGATACGGCGAAGGTCGGTATAGCCTGACGGTGCGGTTAACAACCTATCGAGTACATCTTGTGGGATTTTTGTAAAGACGTGCTTTTTGAGGGCAGCAGTGATCTTTGCTGTAGTCATCCCCGGAAAGAGTTCGCCTGTCGGACCAGCCGCATCAAAGCGACGGTTCAAGATCTCACGAACAACCGGTCCCGGCGGCTTATCAGCACCTGCTGGTTTTCGTCCTCTTCCTGAAGCTACTTGTGGATCACGAGCAACGCCAGCCTCTCTATCATAAAAAGGTCTGGCAGGACTAACTCGCGTTGCAAGAGCACGATTTGTACGCATACCTTCTAGGTCTTCTCCACGATAACCTAGCAAGGATGCCATAACAGCATCCCGTGTAACCGCGTCTGGGATGTCACCAATGCCCTGTAAGACCGATTGAAGGACTTCAGCAGGTATAGCACCTTTTGCAAGCTTACGGGTGCCTTTAGCGGCTCCTGTGCGCGATAGTTTCTTATTTAATACATTTTGAGTAGACTGATAGAGTGGATCAATATTAGTTCTGCGATAGCTTTCGGTTATACCGCTTTCATCTCTCAAACTAGATGATCTAAACTCCTCGAAGGAAGAGCCTAAATCTATTTTCTGTGTCACGCTATTCAGTTTGCCACTAATGCCTTTTGTATTAGGGGCAGGACCAGTTACTTCCCGGCTGAATGTTTTCTCAAACTCTTTGTAAAATTCCTGTGTTTCCGGTAACTCTGCAAGAAGAGAGTCCGGCGGTACACCTTTGTTGTACATATCCGCAATAAATGAATCAGCAATAGTGTGTGTACCCGCCTCAATGCGAGAACGTATTTCATTCATCGACGGTATTTTACCATCGGGAAAAAGTTTCTGCTGCACATTTTGAAATGCGTCTACAGTTTGTTGTTCTTGTCTGGTTAGTTCAGCCATAGGTTAGTATCCAAATACTTCGTCTTGAACCTTGTAGACGTGGTTCTTGATTGCGCCTAATTGTGAGTGAATCGATGCGTAGCCGCTCATGCGGGTCATTACCATGTAACGAAGGGCATCGTATGCGTGATCTTCTGCCTTCGTATCTACGTCTTCGCTGTTGGTTTTTGAAAGAGGAATACCAGCAAGCTGTTTGATAATGTGTTGGCAGTTGGAGAATACTCTGAGGCGGGGTTCTTCTGTGTACGGATCGTCACCCAAGCGGCGGTGAACTTCCATCTTTCCTTGAATGCGATTGCGATCTGAAGGGGTCCAACGAACGCCTTGCCTCATCATAACTTCCGCAATAGACGGCCCAAAGCCTGTCTTATTCCAGCAGGAAGAATCGAGTACGGTGTAGTGAGGTAACGGATCAAGCTGCTCTGCTTCTAATATTTTATCGGCTAATTGCTCTGCTGTCAAGTGTTTTGCATACAACTCACGATAAACCCAGATATTGTTATCCCAGTCAATAGCCCCCCAAAGAACGCACGACGGGCTGGCGTAGCCGTAGTCCGCCGCTCTAATGCGAGGCCAATTGGTAGGTAAATCGAAAGGTTCGACAACGTGTCTACTCCGTGAGAATTCAGGGAAGGCCGCTCCCTCTGCCACATCCCAATCCCCTTCGAGAAGCCTCTTCCGCTCGACTTCTGGGAGCGATCTCAACATGGCTTCGTATTGACCGTCTGCCATGAGGTGGGGATTATCTGTCAACCGTGCCGGTACGAACTTGCGGTAGAACAACGGCTGAC